GAAGGTTTGCCGGAGCGGTAGAAACCAGGCTTCCGAGAGTGGTGCCTTTGGCGAACTTCGTAGTGAAGTTGCCCATTTGAGAGACGTCCCACTTGAACTTGATCTGTGCTTGAAGTAGGCCGAATCCGTCCGCCTCAATCTGCCACCCGGGCTGCGGCTTTGGGTCGATAAGGTTGTTACCGTAAGGGATGACAGTAGTGGAAGACATTATCGTGAAAGTTCGTCAGGGGTGCGGGGGGGTGGTTCGTCTCTAGGACGGGTATGTTCGGCGGTGGCCTCGGTTGCCGTTGCGATCCGTTCAAGGGGGGTGAAGGCCACGGCTCCGAAGATGTCGCCGCCGCCCATCTGCTGCATCTGGGAAGCCGCGCCGGCTTCGGACATACCGAAGGGGGTCAGGACTTTGCCGTTACCCTTGAGCTGCTTTTCCAGTTCCTTTCTGGCTTCATCACGCTCATCTTCATCGTAATAACGCTCAAGGACGAAATCGACGATTTCCTTGTTGGTCATGTGCTTGGGAGCGTTTTCAATGACGCGCTTGGCTTTGTCTTCTTTGGACTCAAAAGGATTGAAGAAACCTTTGGAAAAAATGTTCTTAACATCAGATTGAAGTTTTTCGATTTCTTCTACAACAGAACCGAAAAGATTAATGAGAAAATTTTTACCAGTCTGATACCAGTTGCTCAAATCTTGACCAGCCCTTCCTAATGCACTTGCTGCTTCATCTCGGACTTTCAAGTAAGGTTTAGCAGCCTCTTCTACCGCCTTTGAGCCGGACTTGATGATTGGAAGAAGTTCCTTGAACGAGTCGCCGAACATCTTGGTGCCGTAGTAAAGCAGCGTGGCTTCGTCCGTACCGGCGGCGTAGGCATCAGCCAAGGCCATCATCGCTTTCTGATGGTTGAAGGTACCGTTGGCCACCTCGTCCATCCCGATGCCCATCTTGGCGAGGATGTTGGTCAGCTCGCCGCCCTTGATACGGACTTCGCCCATACGGCGCGTAAACTCGGTGAACGATCCAGCGAGGGACTGAACGCTTACCCCGAAGGCCGAGGCGAATCCTTCCATGTTGCTCAGTTGCTGAATAGAAAGACCAGTCTGAATCGATAGGCGGCGAAGATTCTGGGCGTAGTCTGCCAAGTCCTTGATTTTTCCAATGACCGCGCTGATTGCTGCTCCGAAGGCGTCGACGAAAGCACCGATTACTCCACCGATAGGGCCACCGAGAAGGCTTCCGATGCCCATGCCGGTACTCATTTTATTTGCCGTAGCCTGGAACGGGTTAACACCAGCATTGACTGATCCAGCAAGTCCACCCAGCGTCTTACCCGCGCCGGCAAGACCCTTCTCCAGCTCGCTCTGGTCTAGTCCAATTGTTACTGATAGATCGGCCATCGGTGTTAGGATAGGTTGTTCGCCTTTTTGTAGGCTTCAATACGGGCGTCGAAATTCTCTAAATCTTTCTCCTGCTCGGTGGATAGGATTTCCAGCTTGGCCCCGTTGTAGATCGCGCTGGCTACGGACATCCAGACGGCCTCGCCTTCCGGCATCGTCCATGCCTCCTCCAGGCTGACTCCATTACGGCAAAGGTTAGAAACGCAGGACAGGGGGAACGGGATGTCGTCGTACTTCTTATTCTCCTTTTTCTCGTCCTTCTTCCAGAACTTGGGGTAGGAAAGGGAGACCTTGATGCAGCCAATGATCATGCCCACGCAGCGCGAGTAGTACTTCTTGCTGATCGCCATCCGGGCGATGTATAGTTTTTCGATAAAGGACAGAGGACGGGCCATCTCCTCCTTGTCGTAGGTCGACATAATCCGCGCCGCCATGACGACGTGGAAAGGGTCGAACTTGTACTTTTCCGGGTCAAGGAACGGAGACTCGATGGCCTCAAGGGCGACTCGGTGACGTAGACAGAAAGGACGAAGCGTCCTGCCGCACACCTTGTCTTGGCGGGGCAGGACGGTCGTAGCCTGTAGGTAGCGAGCATCCATCGTGGATGCCGCCCTATTAGGCGATTTCCTGATACTTGACTGCCTTTACAGAAACCTTGCGGAAGTCCTTATTAGTACCTTTATCTTCAATGTTCTTGGTGATAAAAGTAATACCTCCGTAGGTGAATTGATCACCATTAGCCGGCAAATTATCAGATGCTTTAAGAACACCCTCGAAACTAAACTCGATGAAAAGATCGTCCAGGCGGTCGGTGATGACACGGCCTTCTTCGTCGGACACTTCAACGTCGAGCTTGAAACTCTGGCTGACGGAGTCAGACTGGAGCGTCATAAAAGTAGAAGTTCCTCGGAGACCGTAAAAATGTCCTACGCCGTAATCGATAGCCATAGTCGTATGGGTTTAGCCAAGTGTCAAGGGGAGGGGGGCATGACGCCCCAGACGGTGTATTCCAGCACGTTGCCGTAGCGTCGCTGGCTCATGCCTTCCTCGTCGTTCTCAATCCACAGGTCGTACAACTGGCCGTCCGTGGAGGGGTTCCAGAGGGCTTGCAAGGCCGGCACGTCGCGCATGGCTCCGATGACCTCCACGACCCTAGCGCGGTGGGTTTCCAGCGTCTCGTCGTCGGCGGACGAGTAGATGTAGAGTTTCAGGGTCGCCTTGTAGTTGCCGAGGGTCTGGGAGCCGAGGTCTTCGATGTTGCTGCTGGACTCGGCATGGGCGATGATGATCGGGATGACCCGGATTTCGTCGGTCACGCCCTTATGGACGGCGACGCCTGGGAACAGCGGCTCAAGGTAGCCGGCCACCCTGTTTTCAAGGACGGTACGGAAACTGAAGAAGGGAGGGTTGGACATCAGGGTGTGTTGGTAAGGGTGAAGCCGCCTTGCAGACGGTTGATGACATCGATGAGTTTACCGTGGTTGCGCGGGGCTTGCAAATGCTTGAGCATAACGACACGCATGGCGAACGCACGGTGGTTCATGGCCTTTCGCATGAAATGGTAGCCTTGGCTGTAGTTACGGCCTACGGTCGAGCCGAGCTTGATGATGGGGTCTGGGCCAGTCAGCCTCGGCTGATAAATTGAGGTGCTTGAACCCTGCCGGCTGATCCATGCTGAAGTCGGCATAGGACGTAGTTTAAGGCCAGCGTAATACCAGCCAGACTTGAGTTTGCCGACGCGCTGCTGGACTCGCTTGATGTAGGCATCAACTGGCTTCCAATTGTCGACGTAGACCTTCTCAGAAGTCTCGGTCACCTTGTAGGACTTCTTGCCGCGCCGGCGTTCATGCTCGGTTTTAATACGGCCTTCGGTTGTTCCCATGAAGAATCGTGTCTTTGGGGTACCCTTACGGGCTTCAACTTGCTTGAAATATTCAAACTCGCCCTGTCCAATGATACGACCCTTATCAAGCATCTTGAAGACGTAATCCGGGTAGTGGGGAGGGGGGAGTTTAGCCTTGGCACCAATCCAGGCGGAAAAGACGCCAAGGTTGCCGGCAGCGGCCACCCCTGCGGCGGGAGCTTGCTCCAGCGGCGCGAAAATCTTACGGACGTCACGGCTGACTGCGTTCTGACCTTTCTTCTTGGCCTTGCTTCCGAAGCCACCTTCGCCGCCTTTGCTGATTGCAGGCTCCGCACCCGAGAACGGGGGGGTGAAGTCGCACATATCCTTGGCAAATAGGCCAGCCTGCTGCTTCACGATTTCAGCAATGCTCTTACGCATCACCAAGGCATACATGGCCAGATGCTTGGCGAACTGGCTGTAGTCCACTTTGACGCCCTTGGCGACTGTGACCACTAAGGCCATTACTGAACCTTGGTCTGGACTTTGACGATGACCCAGGCGGAGGGGGTGCGGTCGGTCACGGTCATAATGCGGAATTCCTGACCCCCATAGGCCACCACGTTCCCGAAGGCGATCAGCCCCGGATTGGCGGCGGCGTCCGTCCGCAGGAACTTCATGTCGAACGAGGTCTGGTTCATAAAGCCCCCCGTCTCCAAGTCCTGCATGATGGCCGGCTGCGACATCAGCGCGTTTAAGGCTACTGGCGTCCCGCCTGGGACGTTTTTAACGGTCACGGCCTTAGGGATCTCGGAAAGGATTTCCGAGGCGTCTACAGCCC